TGCTCATAATAACACCCGTCAATAGTTTGGGTATTTTTCCCGCCGGTTTGGAAAGTCAATCGAACCGGGCGCACTATATCACAGCATGTAGATAAGTGTTTAATCAATGCTTTCATTATCAACGCCCTCCTTTAATAACTTGAATTGATTTAAACGGGGTGCCAAAAACAGCCCCACCTCCTAAAGAATTCCGGCGTTTAATCTCTAGATGACAAGGTGCCCACCCGGTTGACTTGCCAACTATAAAACGGCGCTTTTCATCGAAACTATCGACCACCTGAACACGCTTGCCCTCTAGCCCAATTAGTTGCGGGGTAAGAAAAACAGGGCAACACTTACCGGTTGCGCGTAAATGTTGATGGGCAGTATCCAACACCTGCAGATAATTGCGGTATGCGTCAATTGTCCCGCGCTTAACTTTTTTAATTTCCGACAAACAGCGCGGTAAATAAGGTGTAATTTCCCAATTATCCCGCAACCATTGCCCAATGGCTTTTTGCCACGTTAGACAAACATCAAAACCCAAGCAGGTGTAGCCATTCCCGCAAGGAATAACATACAAACATTGATCTTTGTTGATTGATACTTTATCCACGGTTGTACCTCTTATAGCTTGGCGAATTGTGCCCAATCAATAACGCTTACCATTGTTCCCTTGCTGTCCCAATTACATTTTCCGGCGGGGTCTAGATAGTAAATGGTGTATTCTCGAACCCCGAAAACCGTTCCATAGTGTAACTTAGAGCGGTTATACAACTCTTCGGCCGCGCTCAATATGCGCTCTTGCTCTTTACTGGCATGGTTTACGCGCCACCATGCAAAGAGATAATCCCAAAGCCATTCAGCCAATAACGCCGGTTGACATCGACGGCGCTTAAGATAGTCGGGGTTCTTCGTATACTGCCCATTTCGGCATTGAATAAATTCGGATTCATGCGGCCGGTTGCCAATATCCTCTTCGACGTAATCAAGTGCGTCTATGTCCGCGCGCTCTTCAGCCGGTTTATTATTCCAGTCTTCCGCTTGAATAATAACCTTATAGACAATATGACCATCAACCAAACCGATTACATCGGTAATATGCGTATGGCATAAACGGCGGGGATGATAGGATGTAAGATCGACATTTGGCAACGGGTCTATAAACCCAGTGCGCTTTTCTAATTCGCGCCGATAAGGTTCGACAAACTTATGATCTAACGCGCTATCACAATAAAACCAAAGGCGCTTAGAGGGCTTGGATTCATAAACCAATTGACCCCTTTGGATTGCTTGCGCGTACTCGATTAGGCTTTCGGAATTCTCTTGATCGAAAATCCGAAAATGTTTTGACAAATCGACCACTTCTTCAGAATTCTCGGCGGTTATCGTTAGATAACCTCCCCCGTCTTCTTGTATTTCAGCATGTTTAAAAATCATAGTTGTTTACCCTAGATTGATAGGTTAATCTTTCTAACCTCATATCCATTTACGTTAGTTAGATTATCATTGATGTATGTCCACTCAGTAGGCTTTTTATTTGTGGTATTGTGGTACGCGCCTACCGGTCCGCCACAAGTTTTAACCGTTATAATTTTCCCTTCAGGGGATTTTATTTCATAAATTTCGTAATTCATGCTATTTTCCAAGCATTTTAGCTTGCCCCACTTGATTACCGTTGCTATCGAAAAGCTTTATAGTGTCCCCGCTCTCCTGCTTTCCATATTCGCGCAGTTTACGCGCTAGTTGTTTTAAAATGTCGATCAATTCTGTTGTTTGATTATCTTGAAAAGCATCATTAGCAACGTCAATTGATATTTCATATTTCATTGTCTCTCCTCCCGTCTATCCCGCCACATTGCTAGCCGTTGGTCAAACGATGCAAGCCGCGCAACCAGTTTATTCCGCGTTTCCCTATCAACCGCCATTTCGATCATGCGCTCCACTTTCGTGATAGCTTCCCCTAGGGAAACCCAAAGCATTTTTCTAGTGAGTGGATTCATGGGCAAACTCCTTTCTGATAATCCGGCCGCCTTTGACCGTGATAAGGTCCAACTCATTCCCGGCAAGGTCTTCGACACTATAGACACCCGCCGGAAGAACGGATAAAAACAATTCCAGGGTGTCTTCAGTAACCTTGCGCCCAACTAGTTTTCCGGTTGCTTTTCGAGTGATGTTTAACATGGTTATCTCCTCAGTAGTATCGGGGCGAAATTATTTGCGTTTGAACATAAGCAATTACGATAACCGCAACAGCAAAAGTTATTAGAGTTGTTATCATGATCGATGCTCCTTTTCTATATTAAGCTTACACCACTTTTGCAGGGATGCAAATAGGTGCAAATAAAAAAGAGGGCAATTTGCAAAGAAAAGGAGAATATAGGTGGGCTTATGCAGGTTATAGCGGAATTACACCACTATTGCAGAAAATCCTTGATTGCCTTATACGTATGCTTGATCTTTAGACGCTTGCAGGTTGCTTTTATTGCCCTGCTATCTTTGTTAAAAGTGTCGGTTTTGATTGCGTTTAACATTCTATTTGCAATGCAATCCACTTCAGTTATAGCCCAAACGTATTCAAGCGGATATTCCCGCTTGGCGTTGCATAACTCTTGCCGGTATACTTCCGCGAAAAGATCAAACTTTGTAATGTTCATTATCCACCTTTTCCAATTCACTCAAAGGGCGACAAATTTCAACCCCTGAATAATTTACAATGGCCATAGGTATTGAATACGTGGTCTTGTCAATAGAAATAACAATCCCAAGACCAAACCGACAATGCAAAACCGTATCAGCTATTTTAATTGTTGAAAAATCCATAATCATTGCCTTAAAGAATCAAGGAGGTTAAACGGGTAGATTCTTTCGTGGTTGCTTTTCCCGCTCAAGTAGCATTGTATATGAACCCGTTGAAATTACTTTCCACCCGGCGGATACTAACCGTTCTGCTTGTTTCAAGTCTTTTTCTGTTCGGTTAGATACGCGCTTGTATTCATATTTCATTGTCCTACCTCTATTTCTTAAACGCCCCTGCTTTACCGGCCGCAACTAGCGCAGCCTTCAGAATTGCAACATTACCCCTTAACTCTAGCGTTGCAGTATCCCCGCCGGAATTGACATCAACATGCCCATAGCAGTCTTCACCATACCAAGACGCATGGGCGTTAGTTGTTTTATCTCCCATGATCTTGGCGAAGTCTTGCGCAACAGTAAACTGTTGCTTTTCCGCTAACTCATTCGCTTGCAATCTTTCCAAACACAAATTGTAAAGGCGCAAGTATTCGGGAATGAATCGACGAAGAATATCGGCCGCTAGTTTTTCGGGTGGTCTACCCATCGAAACCGATATTGACGGGGATTCCTGATATTTTCCGTCAATGTAAATATCCCGGGGACTAGTCAAAGGTTGCCCTTCGGCATAGGGCCATGCGCCCGAGATATTAAGACGCTTTTTATGGTCAACATGTAAACAAATTGCCAATTCTCCGCGCTTCCTCTTTGCGCCTTGAATGAAATACCCCGCGCGAAAATCTTCGTCGAAAACATATTTCCAGCCGGGAAGATGTTCAGCAATAGCGGGGCCAATTTCATATAATAGATCAATACCCATGATGTTTATGCTCCTACCAAACGGTAATTAGGAACTAATTCAGCGCGCTCTTTTTGCACCCACTCAGGCAAAATAGATAGAATCTGAAACATGAAATTTTCCAGCGCACTTGCTGCGCTCCACTTCTCAGCATCAAAATAATGATGATTCCACTTGCCGGAATATGGATTGCAACAAACTTCTTTGGCTCTTGCGGGTTCAGCAAACCTTGTAAAAACCGTGCCGATAGCGTGTTTATAATGGGTTTCATCGATGAACAGAGAAAGCAAACCGAAATTTGTCTGCAATTCCCATCTTTCATCGTTCTTAACTGCGCCCATTTTGATTAAGAATGTAGATACATTCTTAATAAATTGGGTTCGATCTTTCTTTGTGCTCATTACTCTTGACCCTCCCCCAATAAAATCGACCGGTCTTGCGAATCAACGCCGAACACGCGAACAGCGCCAAGCGCTCTTAGATTACGATACCAATTAAAAACCGGTCCGGATTCTTTGCAATCAATGCGATAATGGAAACCATCCCGGGCAGTACATACAGCATAAAAAGATTGATACATGATTGATGCCTCCTAGATTTCCTAGATTCGATGCAACGCAACTAACACAGTTAAGAAGGGTAAACCCTGCTTGGCCGTCAACACTTTGACAATCCCGCGAACCCCGCAAAGCTTATACATCAAGTAAGGGTGTTGGATAACAGTCTTTTTTGTGATTAAACCCGGCATAGTGTTTCTCCTTCTATTCAATCTTACACCACTATTGCAGGAAAGCAAATAAATCCAAAAAATTTTATTTCACCAAAAGCACACAACCCGGCCGCATGTATTGCAACGCCCCTTTTAATGTAGTCTGGGCCGCCCTCAGTATGGTATCTTCAAACACAAAGAATCTATTGTCACCACCCGCCCGCAAGCATTCCTGAATACGTTTGGATTGATCTAACGAGGGTTTAACGCCTAGGCATTCCATTCCGTTGCTATGTCCATAGATAATAGGCAGATTCACCAGTCTATTGACTGGTGTTTCTGTTGCCTGTGCTACTTGGTGGATAGTACCACCTTGCCACCCCAACGCCTTGCAGTAGATATCTAATCGTGTCATTGTTTCACCTCTAATACTATCTTACACCACTTTTGCAGAGAAGTCAAATAAATAAATACCGCGCCGAATTAAAGAGATGGATTGCGCCGTAATAATCCGACTGCCTAATAATTAGGCATAACCTGCAAGATACTTAGACACTAGCGGATTGATAGTTAGACTCTTGAAGGTCAACCACTTACGTCAATTCGTGTTGACGTAAGTTATTGATATATAAATAGTTAGACTCAGGCAGGTTGACGTAACTTTTTGATAGACAGACCGTTTAAACGGTCTACGGTTAGAGCGCTGTTTATACGGTTAGTGAGGTGCCTATAAATTAGGCAGCGATTGCACAATAAATAAGCAGTACAATCGATACAATCAAACGAATCCGAACAATTCCTATAATCGGTAGAACCGGCCTGGCTGTCCCACTCTTTCTATCCTGATTATGCCCTACCAACGTAAACCATAGTCGTAAGTAGTTGTGATTACAGTAGTTATATCAATTATAACGTATGAATTGTATCGATTATAACAGCCGGCGGAATCCAGACAGAGCCGGGTGGGGTCAAAATCGTCACAACCAATCCAACCCTCAAAATCGGCATAACCCGCTGCTCCTATAGATCTGCAGAGGGAAAAGTAAAAGCTGATGACGCGGCATCGAAATGCCCTCTCCAAAAAGTCATACCGTCCACAGGAGGGATAACACCGCGTACTTGTCTGACGGGAGGGAGGTCAAATGATTACAATGTAAAGAAAGGTACTAAACATGGGTCAAGCAACAAATCAGTTGATTTTTGGTCAAAAATCTCGAAAAATCTCGAAAAATCCATGTTGTAACCCTTTACAGGGCAAAGAGTTATGTAAATAGTTAATCAGTTAGTTAATCGCGCTTTTGACGCATCTGCTTACACCACAACAGGTTACGAAAAATAGTTAATCAAGTTAACCGCGCTTCTATTATCGTTCAGGAGTTAGAAAATTAGTTTAAAGGGCATATAAAATTGAATAGTGAAAAGTAGAAAGATAATGGGCCGGTGGTTAACTTGATTAACTATTTTCCGTAACCTCCAAGAGTCTAACGACTTACGTCAAAAGCGCGATTAACTAACTGATTAACTATTTGAAAACGGCGTCTTCGCAGGTGTTTTCCAAGGGAGGGGTGTCAAAGTTAGGTCAATACTGCCGCGTTCCAGGGCCGCTTGCAGGTAGTGGACCTTCCCAGTTAGTTGGGATGCTGTGGTAAAGATCGAGCAATTCTTCGAGTGGACCCCAGCCGGCGTCAGCCGCCAATTCGGCCAGTATTTCGGTCTCGCGGCCGTCACCACCAACTCGAAGGGCCGGTGTGTAGTATTGCTCACCTGTGGAAAATAGAAAGAGCGTGCCGGTTGGGCGGACGTGAATCTGAGAGATCACGAGACCGGTTTGACGCAGCCGATTGATATTATTGAGCGCCGTTTGCGGAAGGCCCGTTTCCGTGGCTAATCCCTCGGGCTGGTAGCTGCGGACACCTTCACGAAAAAGTTGCAACATTTCGGATTGGCATGGTATTATTTTCATAATACTACTTTAACCTCCCTTTGATCAATTTTCAAATTCTTATTTGACTTTACTGCAATTATGTTGTAAGATAGAAGTATGCTTACTAGCATATTTAGGAGACGCAAATGAAACGCTACGTAGTTTACTATCGGTCTGGCCCCGCTCGTCGTGGTTCCAGGAATCTGGCTGATCAACGAAAATTGGCGCATGACTTTGTCGCATTTAACGGCGGCACCGTGATACGTGAGTTTATCGAGAAAGAGGTCGGTGACACTCGTACTGACCGACAGCGGCCAGTTTTATGTAAAGCTATTGCGTGTGCTCAATCTGAAGGAGTAACACTAATCATAGCAAGTATCGGCAGACTGTCCAGGAATCTACATTTTACTACGCTGTTGTTGGAGAGTCATATACCATTTCGGTGCTGTGATATGGCGAAGGCGAACGAAAATACTATCCATGTTCTCCAAGCTTTGGCTCGTGATACAGCCCGTGAGATTGGCGACCGGACACGGCAAGCTTGCGTTGAAGCACGTAAGGAAGGGAAGGGCATTGGATCGAATCGGCCTGGCCATTGGGAAGGTCGTGAACACAAACGTGGCTGGCGGCAAGCTGTTGCAAAATCCTCACAATTACGGACCCAACGAGCAGCCCAGCAGTATGAATTTCTTTTGCCAGAGATTAAAGCCCGCCGCGAACGGGGTGACACTTTACCTGAAATTGCGGATTGGCTGAATCAGACCGGACATACTACCACGGTCGGCAAAGCTTTTACGCAGACGGCTGTGTGGCGGATTATTAAAAGATACCTCGGCGACGAACTGCTTGGTAATAATTTAAGAAAGTTTGCGGACGTGTCATGAATAGGGTAGTTTATGTACGCTGGTATGGGCCGCTTTCACCCGCGAGGCAGATTATACTCAATATCTTGATTCTGACCTTCGTAACGCTAAGCGTAATTTTGTCAAGTATTTATGCCATAAATATCCCGTGGACCAGTAGCGGGTCACGCATGTATGTGGATTCGTGGAAATTGAATGAAAAGAATGTGTGCGACATTTACCAGTTTAACCATGAACAATATGTCAAATGGCTGTCAGAGCAATGAGCAAGAAGAGTTCGCCCAAGTATCCGCCTCCGTATGAATTCAAGTTTCGTGCTGGACCTTATACTCCACCGAAGATTAGTCCAGGAACGCTTGTACGGGATGAATGTGCTGGGGATGTGAGATGTGTTGGGATGTCAAGAGCACAGATCTCCTGGCCGGCATATCATTGCACGGCCGGTCGCCGTGTTGGCCCGATGCCGATTCTTACCGGCGGACTGGTACGAGCAGTGTGCGAAGAAGAGGAAATTGTGGTCGCTTATTATTGGGGTGTGACTCGCTACATGGTCAATCGATGGAAATGTGCTATTGCCGGGGCGCAGGACTCGAATGAAGTTGCTGTAAATTTGGCGTTACTACGGGAAAATAAAGAATTTAGAAGACGCTGGGGATTTAGTTAATGACACCTAAGATGTGCCTTTTCAAGATTCAAAGAACCAATGAACCAATACTAGAAGTGCGGGGAGGATTAGTCGCTCAAGCGACTGGGAGCTATTATTATGTTCAAATTATTCAAACAACGTATGGTGGCTTTGTGCTAATAATCGGTGACTACTGTAACGATTGGCAGGTAACTCATCAACCTTCATCTTATACGGGCTTGCTGCATCTACTACGCAGTTTTGCGACAGAGCCGACACCGCCCAGTGTTCGGTCACTCATCAATGGTTGGCCGGACTCACCGAAGATACGCCAAGACCTGCTTGATACAGTAGACTCTGTACTTCGAGACGTTGGCGGACAAGTCGAAAGGCCGGAGTGGTGATAAAACGAGATTTATTTTAATTTTAATTTGACTTTCATCAATTTTGATGTATAGTTAATATAGAAAGAGAGAGAGAGAACAACAATGAAAAAGTTTTATAAACAACGAATCGTGGGTGAGAGACCACATATCCCATAAAGTTTTAATTTGGCACCTATCAAATTTGTAGCGTAGTTAAGCAGAGAGAACGAGAGAGAACAAGAGAGAGAACAACAATGAAAAAGTTTTATAAACAACACATCGTGGGCGAGAGACCACATATCCCATAAAGATACTATTACTGAAAACAATCTTTAAGAGGATAATAAAATGAAAATGTACTGTGACGAATGTAAGGTACGCCTTACTAAACTCGAAGAACTCCATCACTTGTGCAAAGAATGCCAAGTATATGAAGATGTGAAGAATTTTGAACGAATTTTTAAGTTGCCTTCTCAGAAGCATACACTGGTAACTTAATTCAGTTTAAGACTGGTGCCTTAAACCACTCGGCGTGGCCGAGTGGTTTAAGTTCGTTTAGCAACGATTCATATTTGCAAAGTAGATAATTCCGTATATGAATAACATCTATGATATTCTTACGTACAATTATGACGCTCTTGTGGAAGCGGTGGCGAAGTTGAATCGGCGTGCTGTGAAACTAAATTGTCAGCCACTTCGTTTGCGAATTATCCGTGAGTATAAACACGAACGGAAGAGTAGCACTGGAGCAAAGTTTCTGCAAGCACGGATGGAGATTGAATTGCTCGGTGAAACGCCGAAATTTGCGGGTTGGAGCCTCTTAGCAGTAGTTGAAATGCAGGAAAATGGCGAGAATTTAGTGCGTGCAGTGCCAGGAAAGTCGGTTCCCGAGTCTTATCGACAGACAGACACACATTGTGACCATTGCAAAAGTGGCCGTAAACGTAAGGAAGTTTTTATTCTTGCGCACGACGATGGTAGAGTCACTCAAGTTGGTCGTCAGTGTATCGCGGATTTCCTCGGGCATGTTTCTACTGAGAATCTAGCAATGCGTGCCAGTTGGGAATTCTCGGCACATGATAGCTGCAATGATGCTGGTTGTGATGATTATTGTGGCAAGCACGGCGAATACCGCCGAGATATTGCTGAGTACATGACGACGGCCGCTGTCGTGATTCGGCGGATTGGTTGGTGCTCGAATGCAGCAGCTTTTGAGTCTGGTAAATTGGGTATGTCCACATCACAAATAACGTGGACGGTGTTGCTTGATTCACGCAAGTCGTTTGTGCAAGATTGGATTGCGGAGAATGATCTACATGCTGAGGAAAGAGATGAAAAATTAGCCCAGGAAGCGTTGGAGTGGGCACGAAGTTTACCTCGAAGTGGTGTTGCAGATTACCTTTACAATCTCGGTGTGGCTTGTCGGCGATCATTTGTCAACTCGAAAATTATCGGACTTGTCGCCAGCGCGATCGTCGCATACCAGCGGCATCTTGAGACTGAAGCGGAGTTGAAGACACGACGCCGCCAGAATTTTGAATCGAAACACGTCGGGGAGATTGGTAAGCGTAGAAATTTTGAGAAAGTCGTTGTACAGCGTATGCGATACTTCGAGAGCGAATTCGGGGTACGCACGTTTATCACCTTCAAAGATTCAGAGAATAACATTTTAATTTGGTGGGCTTCTAAGACACTCGATGATGTAGAGGAAGGTGATGTTGTGAATCTTCGCGGCACTATCAAGGCACACAATGAGTTCCACGGGATTTTGCAGACTGAGTTAAATCGTGTAGTGATTTCATCCGCTGATCCATCTGAGATTCCAGCCGCTAAAAGTGCATAAATCCGACTCTAAAAGTATCGTTGAGTGTTGATTTAATTGTAGGAGATCAAATATGCCCAAGATTGAGGAATTAAAAGCCGGTGATAGTGTATTCGTTAAATGCGGTATTGAAACACTGTCTTTAACGCAGGTTGAGCGTGTGCTTAAAAATCTGATCATTGTAGACGGTGTACGGTATAATCGTAAAACAGGGTATGCTACGGGTGAGCGCACTGCTTGGCTACGTTCTTATATTAGATTTGCGGACCCGGAAAGCATTGTAATTTGGGAGGCAAAACAATTTCAACTTAAACTAGCCCATCGTTTTTGTGCGTATGTGGAGGGCAATTTCAATGTTATTAGGAATTTAGCGGCTGAGAAACTTATCGCTTTGTTAAAAATTCTAGAGGAGTCAACGTAACTAATGGAGCAACGTAAGTTTATTCGTCCTGCTGGTCACAATTGTTGTGTCAGTACAGGTATTCATGGCTACCTTACTTTTGGGTCTGGTGAATTGGATGGTAACGGTTTTTGGGAAAATCCCTGCGATGCGTGTGCTCGCGCACATGAAGAGCAATTTCCAGGTGAAGATTGTTGGCCGCACACCGAAGAATTTCTAAGAAAATTGCATGGGATTTGACTTTCATCAATTTTGATGTATAGTTAATATAGAAGGATGTTGATAATGAATTATAGACACGGTCTTGCTGACACACCACTTCATTATGTGTGGAGAGCAATGCGTCAGCGTTGCACTAATCGGAACAACAAGCGTTACAAACATTATGGTGCTCGCGGTGTGCATGTCTGCCAAGCGTGGAATGACTTCGGTGTCTTCTATACTTGGGCGATGGCTAATGGATATCGGCCTGGGTTGACACTTGATCGGAAGCGGACGAATGGTAATTATTGTCCGTCGAATTGTCGCTTCGCCAGTTTTTCGCAACAGGCTCAGAGTCGCCGTAAGCGTCCGGGAAGATCATCTCGTTTTATCGGCGCGTCATTCCGCAAGGAACATGGTGACTATGTTGCCTATGTGAAATTATTGGGGCAGCAACGAGTCTTAGGTTACTTTCCTACGGAAGAGACGGCTGCGGTGGCACGGGACACTTATGTGCGGGAGCATTATGACGAATTCGCAACATTGAATGAGGTAGCATAATGAATCGGGAGAGTTGGCTAGTTGCCTGTTTGGATCAATTGCGACCTGATTTCTTAAATGCGGGATTTGAGTTGCCGCAGAAGATTCGTGTCTCATGCTCGTGGCCCTCGAAAAGTGGCCTGGCTGTTAAGCGAAAACGCATTGGCGAGGCTTGGTCATCAAAGAATAGCGGTGACAATTCGTTTGAGGTTTTCATAAGTCCGGTTTTGAAAGACCCTGTTGAAGTGTCTGCTACTTTGGTACATGAATTGTGCCACTGTGCAGTCGGACTAGAAGACGGCCATAAAGGTAAGTTTCCGAAATGTGCGAAGGCTCTTGGTTTGGAAGGGAAAATGACGGCAACTACTGCCGGGGAAGAATTACGAAAGCAACTTGAAAACTTACAACCGAGATCGGGGCTTATCCACACGCCGAGTTGAAGCATTCTAATGCTCCAAAGACTCAGAGCACCCGAATGCACAAAGTCGTGTGCGTTGAGTGTGGTTGTATTTGTCGCATGACGCAGAAGTGGCTTGATGAATGCGGATCGCCGACGTGTGCGTGCGGGAGTGCGATGTATCCTGAAGGCGACGTACCTGAAACTAAGTTGCTTGAGGAGTCTGAGGAGTTAGAAATAGCCGGAGTGTAAATTGAATGAGTATTGTATATAAGACAAAATATGTTGCTTACTACCGTGTTAGCACTAAGAAACAGGGTGTGAGTGGCTTAGGGCTTGAAGCTCAGCAACGAGATGCGAATGCGTTGGTTCTCCGTAATAATGGTCAAATTATTGCAGAGTATATTGAAGTTGAAACCGGCAAAATGGCCGAGCGCCCGAAATTGTTGGAGGCCATGCAACATGCTCGGTTGGCAAATGCGACGCTTGTTGTCGCAAAATTAGATCGACTCGCACGCAACGCTTTATTTACTATGTCGCTTCAGAAATCGGGTTTACCCTTTGTTTGTTGTGATAATGAACATGCCACACCGTTGACTATCGCGTTTTTAGCTTTGATTGCAGAACATGAGGCGGATCAAATTCGTGCACGGACTAAAGCGGCTTTAAAAAGCGCCAAGAATCATGGCGTCTTACTTGGCTCGAATCGAATTGGATTCTGGGATGCGCCTGATCGCCAAGCAGCGCGGAAACGCGGACAAGAAAAGGGGTTGCCCAAGGCATGGGCCGCCAATGCCGAAAGGGCACGTAAACATTATTGTGAGTTTCTAATGCCAGAGATTGAACGCCGGCGGGGAGCAGGCGAGACGTTGCAACAAATTACTGATTGGCTCAATAGTCAAGGATTCACAACACGTCGAAAACGGCTGTTTACTGTCAATAAGGTGTCGGAGTTAATCACACGGTATTTAGACGCAAAGTATCTTGGTAATAAAAAGCACGTCTTAAATAAAACATGATTATTCGATCAAGTGATGTACACATTGATTTTGATCGTGCTCGCATCGGTTTTACCCTCGCAGCGGAGAAATGGAGTGTAGTTTGTGATACACGCCTGATGTCACAATGGCGTGTGATGATTCCTGACCATTTACGGAAAACATTTTTAGAGTTGGCACGTGACTTTGCTAAACAAGGCGAAAACTGCCAGCTACTTACAGTTGAAGGGCGAGTTGAAATTTATTGTGAGAAATGTAGTTCTAGTTTAGGTGAATACACTCGAATGCCTGGATGTAGTGTGGCTACATTTCGAGTGCCACCGTGTAAAACGTGTTTGGAAAATGCGTATGACGAAGGGGGACGGGAAGGTTACGATTTTGGCTCAGACCCACCATATTAAAATTTACTTGCACTGAAATCTTGGAGTTTAATATTCGATGCCACTAATTTGTTATAAATCTAAATCATTTCGTGCGGACACTCAAACACGTATCGATCAGGCTAATCAAATAATTGCAGAGTACCAAGCACAAGGTTTCAAATTGACGCTTCGCCAAATATACTACCAGTTTGTTAGCCGCGATTTGATTCCAAATACGGTGCAATCATATAAGAATCTCGGTGATGTCGTGAATGATGGTCGTTTAGCCGGTTTGATTGATTGGGGTGCAATTGAAGATCGCACACGAAATTTGCAGAGCAGTCCACATTGGTCGAGTCCCCGGGCCATTGTTCGAGCTTGTGCCGATCAATTTGCTGTAGATTTATGGGCGACGCAGGAAAATTATGTGGAAACCTGGATTGAAAAAGAGGCGCTTGTTGGAGTAATTGAAGGTGTTTGCTCTGAATTAGATGTACCCTATTTTGCTTGTCGAGGGTACACGAGTCAGAGTGAAATGTGGGGCGCAGCGCAACGCTTGCTTGAACGAGAACAACGTGGTAAGAGGACAACGATTATTCATTTAGGCGACCACGATCCAAGCGGCATTGATATGTCACGGGACATTCAAGATCGATTGGAAATGTTTGGATCATCGGCTGTGATTCGCCGTATCGCATTGAATTACGATCAAATTGAGAATTATAATCCGCCACCGAATCCAGCGAAGACAACTGATTCGCGGTATGAAAGTTATCGTGTGTTACATGGCGAAGAAAGTTGGGAACTTGACGCTTTGGAACCGCACACGATTGTGGAGTTAATTCGTGGCGAGATTGAATCACATATTGATCGTGACACTTGGGACGATGCTTTACAACAGCAGGATTTAGGCCGCCAGCGTTTAAATCTTGTGTCACAAAAGTGGCACGATGTTATCGGATATTTGGGCGAGAATTAAAGGTCGTATCTAAGAATCAATAAAATATAGACTAGCTGGAAGGTGGAGCTTATGCCAATTGAACGAATAATAAAAGGCGACTATGAATTTCTGATCTGGGAGAAATGTCTTCAAGTCCACTGTGGTGATGATTGGTCAACGGTATTTAATCTTCAACGGCCTGTGACGCCGGGAGACATTGAATTTATTCTTCGTTGTTTGAATGTAGGCGAATCGAACCACAAAAATAAAGTCAGAAAAGCTATGGCGTTTCTTAATGATTAAGATAAATAATCATACTTGACTAAGGAGTTGTGATTAAATGTTTAGATACCTTCTATTACTCATGATTCTGGCTTTATTGTGTGGTTGTAGTAAGCCTGTCCACTGTGATTACGTGTACGTTGATCGTGATACTAATCAAATTTATGTTGTACGGCGTGTAACTAGCACGTCACCAGAATTCGCACAGTCTCGCTTTATTTTATTAAAAGTCAAGGAAAGTCCTTCTCTAAAATAGTTAATCCGGCGTATAAAATACGGAGGTAGTTGACCTGCATGAAATATAGGTTAGTACAGGATGAAGATTGCCATTGGTATTGTATTCCAGTTTCTTTAGTGACTAAGTTTAAGGATGCTTTGTACAGCGAGTCAGAAGACTTCATTGAGCAATTCGGTGAATACAGAGTTGATAGTCCAAAAGCAATTGAATTCGAGAAACCAGGGTGGTAAATGTTCATTCATGTAGAAGTAAACTGGCAAGACTTTCGCGGTGACGTTGGGGAAGATATTGCTTCTATTGAAAGTCGGTTTAAGAGTGGTTTTTGGCCTAACAAAGTAGAAATATATAATTATAAGAAATTCTCTTGTCTGCTATCCAGTTGGTGTGAAGTGGCTTTAGAGTTCGATTTATGGACCGATGCAGTGCAAAATGCTGCCTATGAATTGCTAAATAGGTGGAGTCGCACTAGTAGTTTTCACGTAAGTTATACCGAAATCCAGCCGCCAGTATTGATTGCAACGCCCTTATGAAACAACTTAATCCGTCGATGATACCCGAGATTCGATCCGCAAGTCATCCGCATCCAGTTGATGAGGTGCGTGCTTTATCAGCACAAGAAATAATGGAGCGAGCGGGCGTGACGAATATGTTAAAAGGAAGGATACTTCGTTTAAAGTTGTTTATACATACATACGCACCGGAGAAACAAGCAAATGCCCAAACCAGAAAACATTCATGAGTATTTTAGTCTTAGTTACGCGAGTTGGCTAGTGTTGCCACGAGTTATTTTGGAAGCAATGCCGGAAGACTGGCAGCGTCAATTCGTTGAAATGTTGGATCAGGTGAATGAGACATTTGATTGGTGCCCACAGGATTTAAGCTTTCAAGTAATCGGCCGGCAGCGTGGACGGCTAACATCTTTACCTGAAGTTTTATGTAGTTATCGGCACCCGGTGCGCAAGGACATTGAAGCGTTAAGATGCGACGGCAAAATATCTGGTCGCTAAATATGTCTACCGTCAATTTTGTAGTTGATCCTAGTTTGAAATGAAACAGCAAGAAGGTTTAATCAACAATGTTTTTACGCATTTGTAATCCTGGTGAAGCACCTGTTGAAGGTTACACGTTACTCGGTGTCAGTACAACTCGGAACTGCGGTATTGCCGGTACAATTGGGCAGTTTGGCAGCGGTGCAAAACATGCGATCAATGTGATTTTGCGGGCTGGCTTGAAAGTGATAATTTACTGTGGCCCGACGAAACTGGAATTTCTTACGTGTGACGACGAAATCAATGATGGCCTCACAACGAAGGCTGTCAAGCGTGTATTCTGTCGCATGGGTGGCACGTCTACGCGGACAATCGACTTAGGTTGGGTGCTTGATTTTGGTGCAATTGACTGGACTGATCTTGGCATGGCGTTGCGAGAATTCATCAGTAATGCAATTGATCGCACAATTCGTCAGACAGGTGATTTTATTCCGGCGATGCGTGATGGTGATTTATCTGTCACTATGGTTGAAGATGAGAAACTGCGGGCGAAGACTGGGTACACCCAGGCGTTTATTCAGATCAATCCAGATGTGGAACAGTATCAACGGGAATTATCACGGCGTTTTCTTCATTTTTCTGAACGTCCTGAGCAGGTTAAGCAATCACTTCTTCCGAAGGCAAATCGCAATTTGAACGGCAGTAAGGCCGCGATGATTTATCGTGAAGGCGTATTTGTACGGGAGTTTAATGTCACCGATGCAAAATCGGTGTATGACTACAATTTTAGGGCAGATGAATTGCGAATTGATGAAAGTCGCAATAGCAGCGAATATGATGTGAAGGCTGCATGTGCAAAACTAATGCGAAAAGCAGCAGCTACCGAATTGGTGCCGGTTTTTAGAAGTCTCGTTGAAAAGGAAGAGATATTTGAAGCCGGACTAGACCCGTACTACATCTGTCCGTCATGGGAAACGCCGGGCGATGAACAGCAACAAAATTGGAAGCAGGCTTGGCAAACAGTGGCCGGTGATGCCGTGCTTTGCGGTCCGTCGGAAACGGTGATTGAATTTGTGGAGCATAAAGGTGTGGTAGCGAAGTCCATTAAGGTTGCGGCGTTGGTGGAAGTGGCCCGTCGCTTTGGAATTTTAACCGGCGATCAAGTATTGACCGACAATGAGCGCAAAGGTCGTGAAGTGCTTCCGGCTAGTGATACAGCAATACAGGCTGTCCATACTGTGTGGAATTGGCTTGAGAAATTGCAGTTAATTAACGGGGCGACCATACCGCCGGTGGGTTGTTTTCGGGACGTGGTGAATTCAGGACAACGTCTTCTTGGTTACTGCGACGGTAAAGGCGTCTATCTGGCTGACGACCATGCTAGTGGCGGGGTGAATAAATTGCTTTTAAAAACCGCACTGGAAGTATGTGTTCACTGGATCACAGGAGCGACAGATGGCAGCCGAGATGTGCAAGACTTTCTACTTCGGACGGTCATTGAGATCGTCACAGAGAATTGTTTGCTGAATTAGTTTAGATTCAATGCCTTTGGAGACTAGCTGATGGTAGATTTTGTTCGCCCTTTGTTTAGTTTAGGCCAAATAGTTGCCACTCCGGGAGCGCTGGAAGCGTTGAAAGACGCCGGTCAAGCACCTACTGTCTTTTTACAGCGGCATGTAATTGGTGATTGGGTGACTGTGGCAAGGAAGATGCCGCTGCCAACGATCAAGCTCTTAAGGATGGCAGCCGTATTTTTAGTGTCTATCATACTCTGAAGAATGAAAAAATATGGATTATTACGGAAGCCGATCGCGCGTCTACGTGCATTCTTCTTCCGAGTGAATACTAGTTTTATCTTACCTATGACTTGCAGGTTTAATGATTGTAAGCTAAAATTGAGACATTAAACCTGTTACGTAATGAGAGGGAGGTAAACTATGGTTGAACGTGAAATTTTTTCATGGGGTGTGCGTCTTAGTGTGCGGCCTTTTGCAAATGGCGCGTATCCAAATCTAATTATTCAATCCGAAATAAGTCACTATAAGCCAAGTTGTGGCAGTGAAATTCGGATTACATTTTCAGGTGTGTCGGTAACGCCTCTACGTATCATTGATGCCCAGATATGGCGGGAGGCGCTAGAGGCAATCATCAATGAGACGCGATCTGTGGCGAATGAGATGAAGTTATCAGCGAAGCCGGATTCAAAATCGGCGAAGAAGCAGGCGAAGAAGCCTGTGCGAAAATCAACTAAAAAAAGTTAGTTGGTGGCAAGTTTGTTTTGCGAATGTGGGCCGGAATATATTCATATTTGCGCCGTAGCGACTCATTGGCGAGGTAAAGTTGTCTTACAACATCCATCATGGCGTCTTCAAAAGTCCAATCGCCATTGTGCCATTGCTGCAACGCCTCTTTGGCTTCAGTGCAATTTTGTATTAGGTGGAGTGTTGAAGAGCGGAGTGGTTTGTACATGTGGAACTTTCTTAGCTAGTTTATAGTCTACTGATGGCCGGCACTTGTCAATTCTTTTAATGCCTGCAAGACTTGAGTGTCAATCTCGCTAATGATTCGACGCAGTTCTTTATTGTTGTTATGTGTTGCACGAAATGTGCTGCATTCTTTCGACTCGGGCGTTCCGGTTTGTTGTAGCAATGTTTTATATGTCTCAAGTAACGGTGGTTCGGGCTTTGTGTCTATAAGATATTTGCCTGCCGGAATGAAACCATCTGCACAGAGGATTGTTAAGATCAGTAGCACGTTGCGTGAGCGACGACCGTTGCGGATGGCGTTTGCTTGGCGGTCAATATCACCACAACCCGGTAGATTAGGGTTGACGATGTATTCAGGAATAAGCCCTGGTGTGCCTTCAGTTGCCATGTTGAAGTCGAAGTCCTCCCATCCAAAGACGTGACAGAAATAGTTTTCGAGTTTCTTAATGTGGACTCGAAAAATTGGCAGTTGCGTCATTTCTAGTTTCGGCTTCGATTTACACGTTGCCGGTCGAGTAGTATGTTCACGGTGAAAGTGCATCGCAATCCTCTAGGTAAATAAATTCGGGTCGCCCTGCTGTTTTTGCGGCAGCGAGATTTTATACGTGACGTATGCCGACCGGTATGGCAGGACGTTTACACGCTCTGACGCTGGTCAAGTTGAAGCCACGGTAATAGAAAATGATTAAGCGTCTCATGTCTCTAAAATTGAATCAGTGTGGCCGCGTGGGGTTGGAGTGACGCGGCGTGGAAATTTGAAAATATTCTGAATAAAACGAGTAAATTTTCGTTAGGTCTATTAGGAGAAATAGTTTTATGCAAAGAGTCACAGACTTAGCCGATCCGAGACGGTGTAAAGGGTCCAATTCCGAGGGCCAGTGCATCAATCTGTCAGCAGACGGCTCTGAGTATTGTCTTGCGTGCGGCGGTGTTGATCGCGGTCCCGCGAGACGCTTACGGCAATACTATTTGGCGCAGGCACAAGAACAAGCCAAATTAGCTCATTTCGCAGATCATGAAGATTTAAAATCGTTGCGGGACGAGATTGGACTTGTTCGCATGATGATTCAAGCGACTTGGAATTCGGCTAAGACAGATGTTGAAAAGTTGCAAGCATATTCTAAAGTGAATACTTTTTGTTTGACTTTAGAACGGTTGGTAAAAACATGCCAGACGCTTGATCAAAGTATGGGGCATTTGATTGCCAAACCAGCACTTCTCCGATTAGCACAGAGTATTTGCAACATAGTTGTTACAGGCTTGGAAGGTGTGCCAGATTATGAGGCACGTTGCGATGTTATGATTCCACAGATCATTCAAGCGGTAGAAAAAATCAATAACCTTGAAACTACGCCGGGGTCAGAATGAGTCTTATCTGGTGTGCGTGCGGAAACTTGGTGCGTTACGCTGGTGACGCTCGTTGCGAGGAGTGTTTTGTTGCAGAGCAACAACGATTAGGCATTTCACGTCGTGGAACGAGTAAACATCTACACAACATTAACACAATGGTTCAGTCGAATCGGGAGGGCTGCGATGTTCCTTTTTCATCGGAAAATCGTAATGCCCGGCGAGGTCGAGTTTAAGGCTGGGGATGTTCTTGGATTCTGTGGTTACACTTGGATCAGTGCTGCCATCAACATTGCAACTTATGGCATTCCTTTCTGGGGTATTAGCCACGTTGGAATCGTGGGCAGTTGCCCGGACGGTAAACTAAGATTGTTCGAGAGCACGACTCTTGACGGTAATGTACCGTGTGAGATTACGGGTAAAGCGATCTCGGGGGCGCAAGCCCATAGTATTGATGAGCAGATCAAGCGGTATGCAGGCAAATGTTACCATTATCCGCTTTACCGCGAGTTGTATCCGCAAGAGGATGAGCGACTCACTGAGTTCTTGGTGGAAACAATCGGTACGCCTTATGATGAGATGGGCGCAATGCGTTCGGCCGGCGTCGGTCTATCATCGATTGAATCTCTTTTCCGAGAGCAAAATTTAACTTCGATTTTTTGCAGTGAGTGGGTGGCAGCAGCGTATGCAGTCATCGGTCTCCATCCAACGGACAATGTAAGTCGTTGGAATCCAAACAGATTGACTCGTCATCTTCGTCGGCATCGTATTCTGTGCAAATCACGGAGGCTTAAATGAAAAAATTGTTGTTTGCACTGTTGTTACTCGTGGCGTGTTCCGGCTGCGAACAGCCACAGACAAAAAATGTGGTAAAGAAGGAGAGGCCAACGGTTAATGTGCCGATGTCGGATCAGCAAAAGAATTGGCTGGGTAATCAACGTGAAGGATCATGCGTCCATGCCAGTATGATTTCACTGCTTCGTTGGCAAGGTCGCTATAAAATGGCTGACTATTGGCGCAGCCACTACGGCAATGGCGAGTGGCCGGAAGACATGGAAGCAAAGTTTAATCGTGAAGGTATCCGTTTTGCACAGACAACGAAAGGGGATGTGAAATTCCTAGAGTGGGCCTGCAAGACGCGAAGGGGCTGTGGTATTACGATCATGGGTGGGTCACACATGGTCGATTTGGTTCATCTTGACAGCAAGTGGGCAGGACTTTTGGACAACAATGCTGTCGGGAAAATTATCTGGATTCCGCGAGAGACGCTGATCGCTGAATGGAAGGCGAGTTATGGATGGGCGATAACGCCAGTTTACACTCCTGCGGCTCCGCTTCCTAAATAGTGGTCACTTTAAACAGGTAAAGAGGTTATAACATGAACAAGCTGATTTTGAGTGTGTTGTGTGTGCTTGCTCTTTGTGCGGTAGTAGTCCCTTGTTTTGCCGACACGGTGAATGGGGTACTGGCCGAAGAGCGTGTAGTCAATCTTCCGAATGACGCTGGAAAATGGTATGTCAGTGTCGTCGGCAATGTTAACGATTCGCGTTACAATGAAATTGTGGGTTGGTTTTCAACCAACGCCAATTTAAAAAAATTGAAAGATCAGGTACATTTTTGCCAAGTGACGACGAATACTGCGATTTATAAAGAACGTTATGCGGCCAATATCAAAAGTTTACCTGCTGTACGGATGCAAAAAGCTGATGGCACTGTAATCTATGAGGCGGCTGGAAAAAATCTTCCAATGACGGCGGCAGGCTTGAATGGTGCTTTGGCAACGGGTGTTTTAACGGCTGAAGGTATTAAACCTGTGTTGCCGTGGCGACGGGACATGGAGAAAAAATGTCCTGGACCTTGTCCGACGCCAGATACACAGCCGCAACCTGACATCGATCTCGATCCAGATGCGCAACCTCTTGATGACAACAGTGCTCCTATTATTGATGAACAATCAGTAGAAAGTTCTGTGCAGTGGGCATGGCTTCCGATGCTGTGTTTTGCAGGCTTTTTAATCGGTGTTGCGTGTAATTACAGCCGGCAGTTGTATCAGAAGATGCACCCGCCTGTGAAATAAAGTGTGAAGTTATGTTTTGTCTACGGTCTTAAATAAAACGCTGCGAAGCAGCTAATTCTTTTTCGGAGTGAAAACATGAACCCTACTGTTGTTATTTGGATTCTTGCAGTTGTGTGTGCAGTTTTAGTTGGTCGCGAAGTCGGCAAGTGGCTTTTTGGTCAAAACGCCAAATTACAAGAAAAGAAACGTGCCGCTCAAATTCTTGCCAGCAAACTACGGATAGCGGGCTTGAAATGGATTCCATCTTTGTTTGAAGATTTTGCTGTCGGTGACGTGCAAGATATGGTGGAAAAGATTCACGACCTGTCAAAATTAGTTGAAGCGGGAAGTGATGCCATCGAGAAGGAGCTAGCGGGCACGTATGAAAATGTGTTGAAAGCCAAATTAGCGTCTCCCGAGGGGCTGGCTTATATCAAAGCGAAGATCGCGGCTCTTGAAGCTCCGGCTCCTGTTTCTGCATAGATCATTCAAAAATGTGTTGTTAACTGAGCGTCGAGAGCCAGACACCGAGTAATCGGAACAGCGTAAGCGAGTGCCAAATGAACGACGCAAGCGGTGGCGCGTGGTACGGGCGTCGGTTTTCAGTTAGCAACATTTCAATATACCGACCGCACCGCTCCTATTCTAGTGACGTGCATTATGGGTCGGTTTTCTTGGAGATTAAATCTTGGGATTGTCAGCCCTGTGCATTGACACAGGGCTGATTCTCAAAGGGCTTTAATAGCCCTTTGAGAATCGGAGAACTGACAATGAAAAATATGAAGTCGCGGATTGCTATTTTTGCCACAGTGCTATCGTTACTAATGTTGTTTGGCTGCGAAAAACCAAAGCAACTTAATCAAGGTGGCAATCGTGGATGTCAACGACCCAAGGTGGTCGCCTTTACTGCGTCTTGGTGTGGTCCATGTTCATCGGCTAAACCATTTCTTCGCGAGCTTCAAGTTAAAGGCGTGGAAGTGCAAATAATAGATACTGACGAAAATCCAGAGATGGCGCGGCAATATGGTGTTACGAGTGTTCCTACCTTTTTCATTTATGCGTGCGGTAAGCAGACTGTAAAAACACAAGATATTGCAGTGGTTGTTTCTCTTACAAACTGCGGACGTTAACACCATGCCACGACGCCGTTGTCGTAATTGCCCCAAGGAGGCGGTTCCTGAAGCGTTGCCGCCAAAGACGATGGCGGTCGTGTCGGAGGAAGGCAAAAAATTGTGGCATCAATCTTTGTTTACGTGTAACACAGTTGTTGAAATGATGGCTGGCTACGCGATGCTTGGTGTTCCGGGAAGTTCAATAAGTCAACTGCGGAAGTTGGCGGGGCGCATCAATGATATTATTCAAATCTGTGACAAGCGAGAACACAATGAAAATTAACGTTCCGTGGAATGATTTATTTCCTCAGTATCGCATTTTGGTCAAGTATCCTGGTGCCGAACAGTCTTATTCTGCGGACGATAGTCATCGAATAGTTGAGATTACGTTGCCGGCAGGCGTCGATGAAAATGATGTTGAAATCATTGGTTGTCCGCTTGATTCTCAAGGACAGCCGGCAGCCGGCTGTAGTCCATGTGTTATTAAGGCACGTACTCTAAAACTGGATACTACGATTGAGCCGACATCCATTCAAAAAGCGCCGAGGAAACGGATTGTCGAAGCGGTTGAGCCAGTTGAGTCGGTTGTTGAAGCAATAAATCAGCCGGTCAGTGAATCTACAGAGGATACAGCAGCGAAAAGCCGCAATGAATCATGAGGTTGCCCAGGATGAACGCTTAGCGAACCTGCGATTTGCAACCTTATAAACTACTATGACGCACAACCATGAACGAAATGCTGCAAGCCTTTGCCACGACTCTGACGGAGGGAATCCGTAGTCGTACTCTGACTACATGCAGTCGGTGGGCTGAGCATCGGCGCGTAATGGGTGCGCCATTCAACGGTCCTTATAGTTTTCAGTATCATCCGTGGTGCCGGGAGATACATAATAGTAAAGCGCAGTGGACCATCGCCATGAAGGCGGCTCAACTGGGCGTAACTGAGACAGGTATCAATCGAGCTTTTTATACCCTCGATCAACTTAAGAGAGATGTTCTTTACGTATTGCCCACGACGATAAATGCAAGTGATTTTTCTAAAGCTCGGTTTGCAACGGCGTTAAAATTAAGCGACTATTTAAAAAACCTTTTTGTTGATACAAATACTGTTGGTTTGAAATCCACAGGCACTAATGTATTGTATATTCGTGGTAGCCGTGGTGACAGCAATTTGAAATCCATTCCAGTGTCCGAATTGATTTTGGATGAGTTGGACGAAATGGATATTCACGCGGTGTGGCTCGCCTTAGAGCGTTTAAGCGGTCAACTTGAAAAACATATTCTGGCGATATCGACGCCGACTGTGCCAAAATACGGTATTCATAAACTGTATTTGACAGGTACACAAGAGCACTACTATTTTCAATGCCCATGTTGTTCACGATGGACAGAGTTATTGTGGCCAGATTGCATTGAAATTATTGGTGAATCTGTTAACGATCCTCGTTGTAAAGAATCGTTTCTAAAGTGTAAGGAGTGCAAAAATCGTCTTGAACACGCGGATAAGAGACATTTTTTAGCTAATGGAGTTTGGCGACCAACTGAATTACAAGTTTCAGCGGATGAGGCGCGAAGCTTTTATATCAATCAGCTTTATTCCTCCACTGTCACCCCTAGTGAGTTGGTAATTGCTTATCATCGTGGTCTCGGCGATGAAGCAGCTAATACCGAGTTCCATAATTCAAAACTTGGAAATCCCTTCATCGGTGAGGGCGCACAAGTCACCGATGAAATGCTTGAGAACTGTATTCAAAATTACACAATCAATGAGTCACGCCCACAGATCGGTGGTGAACGTCTAATAACGCTTGGAGCCGATCAAGGTAAGACTGGTTACATTTCTGTTGTTGATTGGACGTTTGATCGGCATCCTGGTAGTGACATCAATGCAGCGGCGCTTGGTAAGTTACTTTGGTATGGTAAATTCCTTGAAGACGGCTGGGAATATCTTGAGGAATTGATGCGGGAGTGGCAAGTATTAGCGGCAGTTGTGGATGCTGATCCGAACGTCAATGACGCCCGGCGATTTGCTAAAAAGTTTCATGGCTATGTATGGTTGACCCGATACCGGCGTGGTCAGACTGCAAAGGAAATTAGTGTTCAAGAGGAAGAGACTGGAGCACCGTTTGCTATTGTGGATCGTACTAGTTGGCTCTCATGCACGCTTGGAAGATTCAAAACAAATCCATCACGCATCATATTACCTCGCGATATTTCATTAGAGTATAGGGAACACGTAAAAAATTTAGTGCGCACGTATGAGAGAGATGACACCAACAACGTGAATGCTGTGTATGTTAACACGGGCGCAGATCATTATGCTCACTCGCTGTGTTATGCAGACATTGGTTTATCGTTAGCTGCAATCAGTAGCGGCGGAGAAAACATCGGCAAAGCGCCCTAATGCAGTGTTTATTGCTTTAGTTGTGACCTCACGGTAACAACATTCTATGTGGCAGCCCTGAGTGCGGCTGGAGTCTATCATCTATAACTGTTTAAGAGAGACCAGGCAATGGCTAATGGTATACCTAATCTCGTAGATTCTCGGCATCCCGGGTATTTAAGTGGTCAGAATGATTGGCGTAAATGGCGATTGACCTACCAAGGTGGTGATGACTTTCGTGAGACATATCTGAAAAAGTTCAGTACGCGCGAGGATGCGGAAGAATATGCGTCGCGAAAAGAGATAACTCCTGTACCACGATTCGCCGGGGCGGCGATAGATGATATTCGTAATTCAATTTACCAGCGTATGCGGGACATTGTCCGCAAAGGCGGGAGTAAAGCATACCAAAATGCTGTCGCTGGATTGAATTATGGTGTTGACCGGCGCGGTTCGACAATGAACGCTTTTTTAGGCGTTAAAGTGTTGACTGAATTATTAGTCATGGGACGAGTTGGTGTCTATGTTGATGCACCTGTTGTTGCGCCCGATGCTACAGTTGCGGACGGACAACAAAATCCTTATCTCTATTGCTATCAAGTGGAAGATATTTTGTCTTGGACGTGTTCCAAGGCAGATGAACCTAGTGAGTTTCAGGCTGTGTTATTGCGTGACACCGTCATGCAATATGATGCTACGTGGCTATTGCCAACATTACAAGTACAACGGTATCGATATCTTTGGATTGATCCTGTAACACAACGTGTTAATCTTCAATTTTACGATGTGGCAGGTCAACAAGTTGACGCAGATGGATTTCCATCGACTGGACCAATTGAATTAGAGTTGACACGTATTCCTTTTGTCATGCTTGATACCGGCCGGAGCATGATTCAAGACGTGTGCCAACAACAGATTGCATTGTTGAATCTTGGCTCCAGTGATGTGAATTATGCTTTACGGTCGAATTTTCCCTTTTACGTCGAGCAAAAAGATTTGCGAGCCGTTGGTGCGCATTTAAAACACGCCGCGACGGCGGATGGAACATCGACAAGTGGCGGCCAAGGCGCAGCGGATGCTGATATTAAGGTCGGTGCGACACATGGCCGCGCCTACGATAAGGGAATGCAGCCTCCCACGTTTATTAACCCGTCGTCAGAACCCTTGAAAGCAAGTTTAGATTTACAAGAACGAATTAAAGGAGATATCCGTGAGCTTGTGAATCTAGCTGTTTCGAGTCTTGCCATTCGGGCGTCGGCTGAATCTAAGGCGATGGATAATCAAGGGCTTGAAGCTGGATTGTCATATATCGGACTCCTATTAGAGAGTGCCGAACGATTGATTGCTGGCTTTTGGGCAGCGTATGAAGAACGCACTGTAAGTAGGCGGTTAATTGCGACAATCAAATATCCAGAGCGGTATAGCTTGAAGTCTGACGGAGACCGCATTAAGGAAGCTCAAGATCTGCAGAAACTTATGAATGCTGTTCCAGGGCGGAAGATTAAACGTGAGTTGGCCAAAAGTATTGTACAGGCGTTACTTGGGGGCAAGATCAGTGTGGATGATCTTGATGAGATTAACAGTGAAATTGAGCGCTGCAATTACACAACAAGCGATCCTGCAATAGTTTTACAAGCGTTAGAGGGTGGTGCTTGTGGCGAGAAAACTGCCTCTATAGCACTTGGTTTTGACGACAATGAACATCTACACGCACGCGAAGATCATGTAGCGCGTCTTGAGCGGATTGCAGCCACTCAAGGAATGGGCAGTGACAGTAATGTAAGTGATCCGGCTGCGCGTGGCTTAAAGGATTTGTCAGCTAATCTAAACGCGGGACAGGATGAGAAAGCTGCTAGTCGTGATAACACCCTACGTGATACTACGGCTTCGCGAACACGTGGTAAAGGTAAGTTGAAAGTGGAGTAAGACAATGATTACTGACATCGGAAAAGAAGCTGCAACAAATCTGGGCTATGGGCATTGTCCTGTTAGTACGACGACACAGCGACTTTCATCTGTGTCAGCATCGTGTCAAAAAGGCGTGTTAATTCGTGCGCCCGGTGTATCTGATCCTGTTCCAAATACTGCGTGTGTATGGGTAGGAGACGCGCGTGTCTTGGCAACGAGTGACGATGAGCGGGGTGGAATGCCAATTCCACCGGGTGAGTCACTTTTTGTTCCAATTGATGACCCGTATCGGTTGTGGGTGGTGTCAACGGCAAATGGTCAAGATGTAGCTTGGATGGCGATGTAACATGACTCAATTCTATCATTCAGGCGGTTCGGGTCACGGTCCTGTTGGGCCGCAAGGAATACAAGGCGTTCAGGGCGACGTTGGCCCCGGCGTCATAAATTGGCTCGGGACGTGGAGTGGGACACAAGCTTATGGATTAAATGACGCCGTTGTCTATAACGGCTCTTCGTATATTTGCATTGAAGCCCATACTGGTTCAGAACCTCCTTCTAGTAAATGGGATGTTTTAGCGTCTAAAGGGGCTGTCGGTGCGACAGGACCACAAGGTGATGTTGGTGCAGCCGGTGCGACTGGTCCTACTGGACCTACGGGCTTACAAGGCATACAGGGAATACAAGGCACGCAAGGTGTGCCAGGTCCGCAAGGACAAACTGGACCGCGTGGTTTACAAGGCGCGGCTGGTGCAGATGGTTCACCTGGATTCGTGTGGAAAGGTGCTTGGGACGCAAACGTGTTGTATATCCCGGGGGATGCAGTGCAACATAACGGTTCAACCTATTTCTGCTTGGCGTCTAATCTTAATTCAGAGCCGCCCGCCGCTGCGTGGGATTTGATGGCAGTGCGTGGTGATCAAGGACCGCCGGGGCCGTAGTTGTTTGGAGGATAATTATGGGATTTGCAAAACCTAGTTATCCTTTAAAAGTTTGGCAAGGTGAAGTAGTTGATAAAGAGACAGTTGTTGGCGACCATCCTTTAACAATAGAAGATGTTGACCGCCTACGCGAAGAAATAACAGCGACTCAGAGTGAATTAGAGGAGTGGAAAAAACTTTCTGTTAGAAACGGAGGCTTCGGTGAAGCCGGGCCGACAGGCCCAACGGGTCCGGCGGGAAGTGATGGAGCTACAGGCCCAACTGGTCCGCAAGGCGAAGTTGGAGCCACGGGGCCAACTGGTCCGGCGGGAAGTGATGGAGCTACAGGCCCAACTGGTCCGGCGGGAAGTGATGGAGCTACAGGCCCAACTGGTCCGCAAGGCGAAGTTGGAGCCACGGGGCCAACTGGTCCGCAAGGCGAAGTTGGAGCCACGGGGCCAACTGGTCCGGCGGGAAGCGTTGGAGCCACAGGCCCAACTGG